ATCTAACTGGCGCGGCTGTGTCCACTCGCACCGCATATCAAGGGCCAGGCAAAAGAGGCTATTCACCGCCTGGCTATGACCGCAATACAGACAACACTCTCTCAGTCGGAATTACCGATGCCGAAATTAATAAGTTCGTTAAGTCAATACAGACCCTGAGTAAAGTAGACCAAGAAAAAGCGATCAGGGATTTTAGAGAGAAAAATAAAGCCGCACTTGAAGCGTTAGCAAAGAAAACCGCTCAAACACCAATTGGACTGCTTGGCTATGTGCCTGGAATTGGGATGATGAACATGATCGGCATGGGCATGAAGGCTTTGGCTAAAGCAATGGGAATCGATGCACAGGTAAACAGTCCCGCAATGGACGCTTTAGATCAAGCCGCCAGACAAGCCGGTGTGGACGATAAAGAAACTGGCGAATACACCGTGGAAGAAATGAGAGCAACCTGTAATCGAATGGAAGGTTATCGGTGGGATGAATCCAGTAACAGTTGTGTCCCAGTACAAAACTAATGAAGAGATAAATGCGGAAAGTTCGCGTACCTGAGAAATACTGGAAGACATTATCTGACGAAGAACTAGGGGGCAAAAGGGAGAATACCGTCTGCGTAATACGTTACGGAGGATTCGGAGATGTTCTTCAAATAAGCAGTGTAATAAAACTGCTAAAAGACAGTGGTAAAAAAGTCTGCGTAAACGTAACAGAGCGCGGCGAAGAAATTCTGGCTAACGATCCTAATGTAGATGAACTGTTTATTCAGAAGAATGATCAGATACCTAACTTTGAATTAGGAGACTACTGGGATCGTATCAGCCCCTTGTTTGACAAGGTCTACAACTTAGGTGGAATTGTTGAACAGGGCTTGCTCAGTGTTGCAGATGATGAGATTTATAACGCTCCGCACGATGAGCGTCACGAAAAACTAAATAAGAATTACTCAGAGGCACTTCACGATCATGCTGAAGTACCTCACATATTTAAAACAAGATTCTACCCAAGTTCTTCAGAAATAAAGTGGGTTAAAGAGCAGAGGCGCAGTATGCGCCTTGGTCTTGGACATTTCGTAATTTTGATTGCGCTGTCTGGCTCGTCCGTTCACAAAGCATACCCGCACATGGATGCGGTAATGGCTCAGATGCTAATCAAGTGGCCCGATGTTCGGTTCATTATGGTTGGCGATCCAATGTGCCAGATGCTAGAAGTTGGATGGGAGAGTGAGTCGCGAGTATTTTTAAGAAGTGGAAAGTGGAGTATCAGACAGACACTCGCTTTCGCCCAAACTGTTGATCTTGTAGTAGGCCCAGAAACCGGTGTACTCAATGCTGTCAGTTCAGAGGACGTAGCCAAAGTAGCACTCCTCTCGCATTCCTCACCTGAGAATCTGACCAAGCATTGGGTCAACACCTCCTCTATAGAACCGGAAGACGTTAATTGTTTTCCTTGCCACAAAATGCATTTTGGATTTGCGACCTGTAATAGGGATGAAGAGACAGGAGGGTCTGTCTGTTCTGCCAAGACTCATCCCGACGATGTCGCAACTGCAATTGAATATCACAGGAAACTAAAAGATGAAACTAGACAAATCGCGTCCGTTCGGTGAGGTCTTTGGAAACGCTAATTTGCGTTATATGCAAGACGAAAAATTCTTCAATGTTATGGAAGAAGAAGTTTTAGAGAACGGTGATCCTGTAAAACCTGCGGATAAAAAAATGGTTCGTGACGAACACGGCCAAGCGGATAACGTGAAGTTAGACGATTTGTCTTGGAGAGCGGTAAAGAAACTTGTTGAGCAGAACGGTGGCAACTGGACGAATAAATCGGAAGGGGTCATGTTTTTATCAAAGATTGAGTCACCGGAATTTGAAGTATGAATTTTCTCGAACTATGTCAGACAGTTCGTCAGGAAGTTGGTATATCTGGAACAGGCCCAAGTACCGTACTTGGACAGGAAGGGCAATTAAAAGCAATTGTCGATTTTGTAGTTCAAGCCGAATATCAGATTAACGGCCTTTGGAAAGATTGGGATTTTCTCTGGTCACAATATTCCACAACCCTTGCTACTGGGGTAGCAGAACCCGCTCTTCCTAAACCGGCAGACTTTGGAACTTGGGATTTGCGCTCTTTCTATCTTGACTACACCACAGATAACTGGCATCGACTTCGAGTTATTGACTACGTTGAATGGAGGGACACCCTCAGACAAGGGGTTCAAGATAACTCTACTCCGAGTTATGTGGTTGTAAGACCCACTGGCGATCTTCTTGTTCATCCACTTCCTGATCAGGCGCACACAATTACCGCCGATTATTGGCGAGTGGGAACGAAACTTGAGGCGAACCTTGATGTCCCAGCCATGCCTGTTCAATACCATCGCGCAGTAATTGCAAGAGCAAAAACGATGTGGGCTGAACGGGAAGAGGCTCCCGAAATTTTGCTTGCGGCTTCAGCCGAATATCAAGATGTCTTAGACAAACTTGAATCTCAATCCTTACCAGAACAACGCAGACGAAGATTAAGTAGTTCGGATACGGAAGAGGTAATCCAAGTTTTATGACAAATATTTATGCAGACCTAGTCGCAAGGAGTTCGTTTCCCGCCTCTTCGATGAGGGCAAAATATTTCCCTTTTGAGGGTGGCGAGATTCTTACCGACCCTGCACTCTCGCAACCCCCAGGCAGTCTCTTATATGGAAAGAACTACGAAGTCTATCCAGAAGGTGGTTATCGGCGGATAGATGGTTACGAAAGATACGACGGAAACACCAAGCCATCGGAATCAATCTACTGGATTCTTTCTTTTCAAACTGGAACTGGAGATGTTGCCGACACCGACATTATTACCGGTGCAACATCAGGGGCAACCGGAGAAGTAATAACAAGCCAAGTTATCTCAAGCGGCACAACTGCTGGAGGAGATGCCGTTGGGTATTACGTCCTTGCTTTAGTCGAAGGCGTTTTTTCTGTTGGTGAAAATTTACAAGTAAACGGGGTTACCAAATCTGTTTCAACGAAAACGGCAGAGGCACTAGGCGCGGCAGACGATGCGTTAGATGCTTCTTATGGTCAGTTATCTATTGAACGAGCAAGAGGAGATATATCAGCGGTTCCAGGCTCTGGCCCGATACGAGGAGTATGGGTTTATAACGGCACTGTCTATTCGTTTAGAGACAACGAGGCCGGTACTGAAAATAGGATGTACTACTCCTCAGAGATAAATGTAGCGAATCAGGAAACATATACGCCAGCCGGAACAATAGTTATTGGCGACATTTTTCGTATGACGATTAATGGAAGAGCATTTCGTTACACAACAACCGCAACCACCGCAGAAAGCGTAGTAAATGGCATTCGCGATCTTATTAACGATTCTGCTAATTGGACAAACTACATAAGCGAGATGACGGGTACTCTCGCGGGAGGCTCTGGATACACAAGCGCACCTACCGTCACCATTACAGGTGGTGGTGGATCAGGCGCATTAGCGGAAGCCACCATATCAGCCGGAGCCGTTACAGCAATAACGATTGTTGATTCTGGAAAAGATTACACATCAGCCCCAACGGTGACCATTACAGGAGGGGGCGGGTCAGGCGCGACTTTCGGCTTTGTTGTAATCACTACAAATTCAATTAAAAAGGCTACCGCATCCAACCTGTCAAACACGTTGCGCTTAGACGCGGTTTTAAAAGGAACTGCAAATGCTTTTAACGTTACGCTTTATACGGCAACCAACCTCTCCACAATAACAAAGTCTTACGATGTAATAAGAGCAGTTGATAAGGGTTGGGTTGAGATCGAGTTAGGGCAATATGTCAGATACAACACAGGGGTTGCTGATGTAGCCTTGGGCGATTTAATGACCGGAACAAGTTCTGGCTCTACCGCAGTTGTTCGCAGACATATCCTCCGTTCTGGAGCGTTTGGAACTTCTGACGCTGAAGGCATATTTGTACTGTCTAACATCACCGGATCGTTTTTAAGTGGAGAGCCGTTATCTGTTGGAGGAGTAGTTGTTGCCGCCGCGACCTCAGACACTACGTCTATATCTTTAATTCCAAACGGTAGATACGAATTTGTTAACTACAACTTCGGCGGTTCAGCGTCAACGAACCGAATGTACGGGGTTGACGGATTCAATACCGCATTTGAGTTCGATGGAACTTATTACACGCCAATCTTTACTGGGATGTCTGTTGACTCGCCAAGACATATAGCCGCCCACAAAAAACATCTTTTCCTATCGTTCAATAAAGGTTCACTACAACACTCATCAATTGGTGATCCTTACCAGTGGTCAGTTGTCACTGGCGCATCTGAACTTGGGACTGGTGATGAAATAACAGCGTTACAGGTGATGAAAGGTGACGCGATGGCGGTATTTAACCGTAACCGTTCTTATATTCTTTACGGAACAAGTTCATCAGATTGGAACCTTCGGACTTTCTCCAACAACTCTGGAGGAATCGAATGGACTATCCAAAACTTAACAGAAACTATTTACCTCGATGACCGAGGTATCACAAACCTTGCCGCAGTGAATGCCTATGGTGACTTTGCTGTATCGACATTAAGCAAGAAAATCAAGCCAATTATCGACACGCAAAAAGGTAACTCCCTAGCGTCTTTGCGAGTAAGAAAAAAGGGCCAATACCGATTATTTTTTGCTGACGGTACGGGGGTCTATGGAACATTTACAGGTAACAGGTTGGCGGGATTTATTCGCGTCGATCTTGGAAAGCCTGTTTACACCGTTTGCTCTGCTGAAGACTCAGACGGTGACGAAATTATGTTCTTTGGTTCTGATGACGGATTTGTCTATGAAATGGACA